TAGTATATCATGCCAAAAGGGAAAATGTCAATCCCTTTCAGCATGAATCACTCGATAAAAGGCCAATTCAAGGGCCGTGAGGCCCTTAGGAGATTTGGCCGCAGCTGCCTTCTTCTTGGCTGCGGCTATAACATCCTGGGGGCGATGCCCCCAGCCGGTCTGTCCGGTCATCAGGCGTGCATGGCGCGGTAAGTAGCCAGGCCTTGCTCAGTCAGGCTGATAAACCGCTCGGACTTGGTGTTGTTATTCCAAGTGATGGTCTCCATCATGCCTGCCTTCTTGAGATTGGACAGGCGGGGTGCGTTCTTCAGGCTAATCTTGGGGATGTCGCGACCAAGACGTGCGCAAGCGGGGCGGCCGTTTTCATAATCGACGTCTTCAGTGGCTGCAAAGATCTCAGCTGCCAGCTCGAAGAAGAAATCTTTGGTGGCCTGATTCAGCTTGTCCCAGGTGATGCCGCTGCTCTTGACCTTCTTGGTGACCTGGGGCTTAGCTTCGATCTCGATCAGCTTGGCCAGGGTGATGACTGCATCGTCTTTGCTGATGCGCTTATTGCCGGCAAAGATGTAGCCGTTGGGGCGGAATTCGATGCCGCGATTGCGGGCAACGCTGCCGTCTTTTTTCGAGACTTGCAGTTGGCGCTCGACGATGTGAAGAGCTTGCTCGGTGAAAGTGCGGGCCATGATGTGAAAGGGAGGGCTCTTTGCCCTCTATATACAAAGTATAGCATATGCTTTCACAAAATGTCAATAGTTGCCACTTATTACAGTCTATGTTTTAATACGTTTACGGATGCAAAAAGCATCCACCGCACCTGGACAAATGAAGAACACGCGCAGCGACGTCGAGTGTTATGCACTGGCAAAAGAGCTGTTGAGCTTACCTATCGGCCGTCAAGGCTGGACCAAGGCGGCATTGCAGCTCTCAGAGCTTACAGCTTGGGAAGTCCAACAAGTCATGGACCGATTCAATGTTGAAGCTAGCCATGCTAAGCATCTTGCCACCATCGCTCAATACTACCTTTGGGTAAAAGGCGGTGACCCGGTAGAGATGCAAGGCACCACACACGTTGCTTAAATATGAACGTCGAGTGCGTCAAGCGCTCCTACATTCTGACACATGGCTGCCTGCTGCACTGTGCGAATATCACGCCGCTGCAGGCAAGCCCTTTCTAAGATCTCCTCTTTGCTGCCACCCTCTTCAGCTGCCTGCATATAGGCCTGCAGTTTTTTGCGTGCGCCATTCGGGATGTGGATCATCAAAGATTTGGTGTCGATACATCTGGTGATGGCCTGCCTGATCCACCAGTACGCATAGGTAGACATCTTATAGCCGCATTCAGGGTCATACTTTTCAGCTGCCCGTTGCAGTCCCAAGGTGCCTTCTTGGATCAGATCCTGGAAGGTGAGTGGCGTGCCTTTGATGGCAAATGTGTATTTCTTAGCCACTGATATCACCAGCCGCAGATTGCTGCACACAAATTGGTCACGGGCACGTCGGCCCGAGCGCACGATTGATGGCGGTGGATCAGGATGCTGCAACCAGGCCTGAATGCGCCGGCCAAGCTCGATCTCTTGATTCTGAGTCAACAGCGGATATCGTGTGGCAGTCGCGATGAAATCGCCGATATCCGTCATAGTTGCAGGGAATTCAACGCATAAAATAGCGAATGAGTGGATATCAGATCAAGTGCCGAGCATACTGGATTCTGTGACAGATGGTTTGATCTTGGCGGATCCAGATGATGAAGGCGTATCTGCAGAGCAGGTCCTAAGCCGGTTGAATGCCACATTGCTGCCACACCAGACTGCATTCTGTGAAGATCAGGAACACCGGATCCTCGGCCTGGTGTCAGGTTTTGGTGCTGGCAAGACTTATGGCCTGTGCGCTAAGGCCATCAATATCGCTGCTGCCAATATTGGCTACGTGTCGGCAATCTTCGAGCCTGTGGCACCGATGCTGCGCGACATTCTTGTGCGGTCGATGGACGAGCTATTAGAAGCGATCGATCTGCCATATGACTTCAGGGTGTCGCCATTGCCTGAATATGTACTGAAGTTCAAAGAAGGCGAACACACCATACTGCTACGGACGATGGAGACTTGGAATAGGATTCGTGGTCAGAACCTCTGCGCGGTGGGCTTTGACGAAGTAGACACCACCAATAAGCGAACGGCTGAGCAGGCATCACGCATGGCGTTGGCCCGCTTGCGCTCTGGCAATGTGCAACAGTTTTATGTGGCGACTACACCTGAGGGATTCGGCTGGGCTTGGGAGACGTTTGAGCGCGAGACAGCACCAGACCGCCGGTTGATCCGTGCTCGGACTGCCGATAACCCGCATCTGCCTGATGGATTCATCGACTCGCTGATGGCGAATTACCCAGAGAAGCTGATCAAGGCATATCTAGAAGGGCAATTCGTCAATCTGAATACTGGTGCGGTGTATGACCGGTTTAATCGTGAGATGCACGTCTGCCAGCCGCCGATTGGTCTTGATGATGAGCCGTTGCGTGTCGGTCTCGACTTCAACGTGTCGAATATGTCCGCTGTTATTGCTGTGCGCACCAACAAGCAGCTGCACGTTATTGATGAAGTGAGCGGCGCACACGACACTGACGCACTTGCTAAGGAGATCAAGTCGAGATATCCTCACCGCAAGATATATATTTACCCCGATGCTTCTGGCGGCAACCGCAGCACAAACGCGACACGCACTGATATTCAGATATTGGAATCTTATGGCTTTAGCAATCAGTCTCCCAAGGCGAATCCTCCAGTTCGCGATAGGGTGGCTGCTGTTCAAGCTGCTCTGGAGAACGGCAAAGGCGAGGTGAGACTGCAGATTGCGCAAAAGTGCATACGCACGATCGAGTCGCTAGAGCTTCAAAGCTACACAGATAAAGGTGAGCCCGACAAAGACGCTGGGTATGACCACATGAACGACGCCCTGGGGTATCTTGTCTGGCGTGAACTGAACCCGCTCTACGTTAATGCTGGTAGAGGTACTGGCATCCGGCTCTATTAAACTGCATTTATCGGGCTTTGGGCGGTCGTGTATTCAGGGTACAACTTTTACGACCGCAAAGCAGCGGCCAACGTCACGCACGTTAATGACCCTAACGGTGCGTGGGTCAACCAAGAGCCGCACTGGGTGCTGATTGAAGACCTGATCGGCGGCACCTATGAAATGCGACGGCGGCACAGACGGTATCTGCCGCAAGAAGTGCGAGAGCTTGACGAGAGCTACGATCGGAGACTCGCACGCAGTGTGTGCCCGCCATATGCACAGCGTCTCGAAAGGATGCTGGCTGGCATGCTCACTCGCAAGCCTGTCAGGCTGAATGACTCGTCAGATCTGATCCGTGAGCAGCTATTCGACGTTGACCTGATGGGCAACGATCTAAATATGTGGACCTACGAAACGGCCCGCAAGATGGTCAGATATGGGCACATTGGTGTGCTAGTTGATGCGCCACCGGCTGGCACCATGGGCCGGCCATATTGGGTGACATACACACCGCGTGACATCCTTGGATGGCGATCAGAACTAGCTGATGGCGCACAACGCCTGACCATGCTGCGGCTGGCTGAAAAAGTCACTGAACCTGACGGCGAATTTGGCGAGAAGGTGGTGGATCAGATCCGTGTGCTGACGCCTGGTGAATTCAAGATCTATCAGCGAAAAGAAAAGGGCGACTTCGAGATCACTGATGAAGGCACCACCAGCACCACCGAGATCCCATTCAGTGTGGCATACGCCAACCGGGTCAATTTTCTGGAGTCGCGGCCACCGCTTGAAGATATCGCCGAATTGAATCTCAAAGCTTATCAGGTGCAGTCTGACCTTGATAACCAACTGCACATTTCGGCCGTGCCGATGCTGGCATTTTTTGGCTTCCCATCAGCTGCTGAGGAGGTAAGTGCTGGACCAGGTGAGGCAATCGCATTCCCTGCAGAAGGCCGCGCCGAATATATCGAGCCTGCAGGCAACAGCTTTGATGCGCAGTTCAAGCGACTGGCGCAGATTGAGCAGCAGATCAACGACTTAGGCCTGGCGGCAGTATTAGGTCAAAAGCTGTCAGCTGAGACAGCCGAGGCTAAGAGGATCGATCGTAGCCAAGGAGATAGCACCATGATGGCGATCGCCCAGCAGATGCAAGATATGATCGACAACTGCTTGCGGTTCCACGGCGAATTTTTGCAAGACACGCAGCCTGGCAGTTGCTATATCAACCGAGATTTCCTGGGCCAGAGGCTTGAAGCGCCAGATGTGGCTGCATTGCTGCAGCTGTATACAGCAGGCACCATCACGCAGAAGACGCTGCTGGATCGGCTTGCTGATGGCGAGATCTTGGGCGATGAATTCGAAGTCGAGGAGGAACTAGAGGCCACACAGCTTGATGGTCTGGCGGCTGAGCCCGATGCGCCGCAGGTGACGCCAAATCAAGACGAAACCGTTCTGCCTGAGTGATGACTAGTGAGCACGCCGACTGTTCTGTTCCGCAATGCTATCGACCTAAATAGGTACAGCAACAACGTATCTAGACGACTGGTCGAGTCCTACAACCGCATCATCCTTGAATCGCTGCGTGAGCTGGATGTATTGGGTGTCGAGAATCCAACATACCGTGCAGTCCGTCTGCGGTCGATATTGGCGCAGCTCAAAGAATCACTCGATGGATGGTCGGCAGAAAGCCTCGACCTGCTGGCTGAAGAACTGACCGGCCTAGCCGAAATTCAGTCAACACAAGCGGCAGCCAACCTGCGCAATGTATTGCCACGTGGCATGCGCGATGCGGTCAATACGGTAGAAATCAGCCCGCAATTCGCCCGGTCTGTGGTGACGACCGATCCGCTAGATACCGGGGTGGCGGTCTTAAGTGACGAGCTTAGTGATGTGCCTGCCGCATTCAGCCTGACGGCTCGCAGAGGTGCAGTGATCACGTTGCCTGGTGGTGGCACTGTACAAAAAGCATTTCGAGGCCTAGCCGAGCAGAATGCTGCCAGGTATGGGCAGATCATCCGCGATGGATTGCTGACTGGCGAGACTACCGATCAAATCGTTAGGAGATTGGCGGGAACGCTGCGCTTTGGTCAGCGAGCAAGATCTGCACGGCAATTGGCGCAAGCAGGCGGGCAGGTGACCAGCCTGGCGAATCGGCAGGTGATGGCGCTGGTGCGTACGACTATCAATCAAGTGTCCACCGCAGCCAGCCGTGCCACATATGAGGCCAACCGCAGCATTACACCAAAATATCAGTATGTGGCCACGCTAGACAGCCGCACGTCGCCGATCTGCCGTGAGCTAGATGGCCAGGAGTTCCCGTATGGCGAAGGTCCGACACCACCGCAGCACTTCAATTGCAGATCCACTATTGTGCCGGTCGTGGACTTCGAAGCGCTGGGGCTACCAAGACCGCCTGAGGGCATGCGAGCCAGTGCAAAAGGTCAAGTGCCAGCTGACATGACATATGGCGAGTGGATCTACAGCATGCGCAATACAGATGAAGGCCGGGAAGAGATCAAAGCGGCATTCAAGACCAAAGCGCCGTATTTCATGCACATGGCCGAGAAATTCGGGCCGAATCAGGCGATGCGCAAATTCCTGAGGGATGACGGGTCAGAAGTAACATTGGATGTACTTCGCAGACGGTACCCCAGTGTCTGAGATGCACTCAAAATACAAATTCACACATCAGGGTGAGTCAGCGCCAGCTGATCCACCGGCCAAACCAGCAGCTAAGAAAAAAGCTGCTAAGAAAACCACTACTGAGGACGAGTAATGCCAAGCTACAAAGGCCCCAAAAAGCCACCTCAGACCAAGATGGGTGGCAAGAAAAAGCCAGCTAAGAAAAAATGAAAAAAGGCACCCGAGTTAGCTGGATGTACCAGGGCAAGCGCACCTTTGGTGTCGTGACAGGCTCAGGTGGCAAACGCGCCAGCATCAAGACCAAATCGGGTGGCACCGTCACGCGTGTGGGCTCTGATGATGATCCGGTAATCCGCATCAAGTCAGAGTCTACGGGAAATGCCGTACTCAAAAAGAAATCTGAGCTACGTGCTGCACCAAAGCGTAAGTGAAGTAAAGTAGATAGGCAATCAACCCTGCGGGTTATTCATGGCCGAAGAACAGATCCAAGAGGCTGCGCCGACTGGTGACACTCCCGACGTGGACGGGCTCAAGAATAGCGTTTCAGCGCTAGAAAAGAAAAACAGCGAGCTGATCGCTGAGTTAAGGGCCGCAAAAGCCAAAGCGCCGAAACTGCCAGAAGGCGTAAATGTTGATGAGCTGCTGGAATTCAAGCGCAAGACCGAACAGGCGGAGCTTGAATCGCAAGGCAAATATACAGAGGCACGGCAGGCTCTAGAGCAGCAATTCCGGGATGCCACTGCTGAAAAGGACCAACGCATCGCCGAGCTAGAAGCCCGTGTGCGAGAGCTTGAGTTGATCACACCTGCGGTCAGTGCGTTAGCGGATGTGGTGCATGATCCGGACATGATCCTTAAGACCAAGCTCAATAGCAGTCAGATCGAGCGTGAATCTGACGGCTCCGTGGTGGTGGTTGATGGCTACCAACGCACACCCGTAGCTGAATGGGCAAAGACGCTGCCTGCATGGATGCAAAAAGCACCCCAGCCGCAAGGTGGGGGTGCGCCAGTGGGCAGGGCAGCAGGTGACATCCCACCTGGCACTAAGAACCCATTCGAGCAAGGCCCGAATTTCAATCTTACCGAGCAGTCACGGCTATTCAGGACTGATCGAGCGCTTTATGACCGATTGAAAGCTGCCGCAGGGCGTTAAAGTGTTCACGAACGTTTGATACGGCTGCGCCGTTCAAGCCAGGGCTGCGCCCAACACACCGTAAACCATTCTTGAGGATCAGTCATGGCGACTCTTCGCTCTGACATTATCATCCCCGAGGTATTTACGCC